CCAATAAGTTTGAAAGCACTTTCAGATGTTTTCTTTGCCTCAACGATATAGTTTTGAACAAAGTTATCTGTCGAAGCACCAATTAAAATATTTAATCTTGTCAAAACAACCCCATCACCATATTCAATTAACTCATCTGTAAGTGTGATTGAAGCCGGTGGTTGTGTTGTAAATGGATCAGGGAATGAAGTATTTGGAACTGAAGCAACTTCTGTTTTACTTGCAAATGTGTACCAATCATCATCATGTTCTATTAAAGATAATGAAACCTCAAAAGATGGATTGATTGCCATTCCCATAACTCTAAATATTTTGGAACTAAAACCTGTAATTGCATGAGTCACAGCAACAAGATCACCTATAGCTAAATTCATAGCTTCATAATTTGCTGTTATTTCTAATCCTAAATTATCTCTACTTCGTTTTAAAACTATTTCACCAAATTCTAATGCTTGATATGGGTTTGTAATTGTAGGTAAATCAATAACACCTTCTTGTAAAAATCCACCATCTGCTGTTTTTAATGTGCTGTGGTCTGTATCGTAAATGATTGTATCTGATTGATAGTTTTTATCTGGATTGACAAAGTTTACTTGTACTCTATTAAACTTTTCATTTTTTCTTGAACTTGATACTTTAATACCACCAATAATATTATCTTCATCTAATGTTAAAACACTTGATCCTGTAGTTTCAATTATAAGTTTATATTTTCCTTGTGTATAAGGTAGAAAACCTCTCATGCCTTTTAATATTGTTCTAGTATTATCAATAAGTTTTTGTCCTGTATCAATAACAGCATTACAATCAAATAAATTTATTTGAGACCCCCCTGAGTATGGTGTGACTTGAGTTACAGCAGTTTGACTAGCAGAATAAAAAGTAGGAATATCTATATCACCAATGGGAATCCCTTTACCATATCGTGTATTAGTTAAATAATCCAATAAACACCAACTAGGGTTAGTAGAAAATGCTGCTGATTGTGCAACACTACTTGAATTATAAGCTACAACTTTTTTACCTTGCACTATCGCTTGTATATTTGGAATACCTGTATATTTATCATTATCCCATGTAAATCTAAATGCTATGTAGCATAATCCAGATAGTTTATGATTGCTTGTCCAAGAACTCAAAGTAGTGAGTAAAGAACTAGCTGATTGATCGTCAGTACCATAAAAGGGTTGAACTTGGATTGTAGTACCAAACTTACTATCATTTGATGTGATTGTTGTACCATTTGCAATACTTGCAGAAAATGTCACAGCACTATCATTAACAATTATGCTTGTAATGGCATTAACTTCCCCTTCACATAAAACAATAGCACCATATAAATATTGATTATCTGTTCCAGATGTTTCTAAAAAAACTCTTGTTCCCCCTACTTTTCTTGTTCCATATACAACAGGAATATTTGCATTATTAGATTGTTTATTTAGCAATACTCCTTGTGCTTCAGTATCTTGTTGAAATTCTGGTACTTCAGGTTTAGGTGCTAACCAAGAAATTGCTTTTGATATTGCAAAACCTGTAATAACACTTTTTGCTAAATAGGTAATAATTGGTATAAAAAATCCCATTACTTTCTACCCCAAATTAAATCTTGAACTGTTAATGCAGAAAATTCCATGCCTTTATCACTAGAAAAAAAGTTTTGTTGACTGCCCTCATTTGTTTTTCTACCAGAGACTCTACTAAAATCAGCAAAGTGAGAAGTACAACTTAATATCAATCTTGCTTTATCTGTGTCTATACTAAAACTTTCAATAAAACCTATGTCATAATTAAAAGTTCCAATTAAAGCATCTGAACTATTTAGAAGTCCAATATCTATTGTGACTTCATCATTAGAAACATTATTGTTTAAAACAATAGAAACAAATGCACTATCTACTGCTGAGAGTTCAATTTGAAAATTACCTACATCAAGTTCTGATTTTTCAGCTTTACCACCAATAGATATTAGATGTCCACTAGATGTATAAGTATTTGAATTATGGGTAATATCTTTGTAATGGTTTGTAATTCTTTGTGGTGTTGGGAATAATATTTCTATAAGTACAATGGGTTTTATATTCTGATTTTGTAATTCAGTTGTAATTGCACTAGATAATCCTCTAGTCATTACAATGCCTCAATAAAATCTACTTCGTATCTAAATGTATCTAAGTTATCTGTTGTAAACTGTTGTATATCGCTTGTTAGTCTAACTGTAAACTCTACTCCATCATAAGTCACAGCGGCATTATCTGATATTGCTGATCTTAAAGGTGGCTCAATAGTAAGTGTAGCTTCATTACTTCCATCTGCTGTCACATCTGAAACTACCATGTAAACTTTTGTATCACCTGCAAATTTTACTAAATCTCCTGCTTTCAATGTCCCTGTCATAGCATCAACAGTTATTGTTGTATCTCCTGCTGTATGAGAATTTTTAACTAAAACAGTTCCAGATACATTTCCTTTTGCATTTTTAATATCTGGTAAAGATATTTGGAATGTTTCTTTTTGTGATCTTTGTTTCATAACAAAAGCAAAAACAGGTGCAAAGTCTGATCTACTTAAAGCAGAATAACTTGCAGAAAATTTAAATCTTTGACCATCTATTTGTGTAGAAAACATTTTTCCACTATCAGTAGTTGATACTTTTGTTCTTTGCTCTGATCCAAAGTTTATGGATCTAAATTCAGGTGATGTTGGATATGTGCCACTCATTAGACTAATGCCTCTTTACCTTGTCTGTTCAAAGCATCATTTATAACATTGATTATGGTGCTTCGTCTATTTGTAAGTAATTCATCTACTCCTGTTGCATCTACTGTGTTGATTGTAAAGTTAATATTTGTAGATCCACCTGTTTGATTATTTGGTACGATAGTTCCAGAAGATTGAGGAATAAAAATTTCTTTTCCTGCTTCGCCTACAGTCACAGGCATACCTTTGTTTACTCTACCGCCAGATGAAAACGAAGGTAATAAACTTCCTATATTAAATCCACCGACACTCCCACCAAACAAACCTGCCGCCCTTTGAACAATTATTAGTGCTTGTTGTTTTGCAATTATTCTAGCAATATCTCTAATAACAGATCTTGCAAAATCTTTGAATGCAAACTTTCCTGTCATAATACTATCAGCTAATGTATCTGCAAAACCATTAAATGTTTTTGAGAATAATCCATCAAGTTGTTTTGTAGTATCACCTGCATCTTCTAATACTCTTTTAAATTGTGGGAATTTTTCTACTGTAATTCTTTCTACTCCACCATCTATGCTTTCTAATGCTTTACCAAACTCTGTTCCAATAGCAGTTCCCATTCTAGCCATTTCAACACCTTGTAATCTCATTTTTTTCATTTCTTCAGTTAATTTTTTTGTATTATTTGCTGTTTCAGTAATAATATTATTTACACTTCCAAATGTTTTTTCATATTGCTCGGCATCAGCTTCTGCCATTTTCAAGACTGATCTAACATCTGTTAAAATTCTATGTAATTCAGTGGCCGCTTCTCTTTCTCCTAAAGGAATAGTGCCATGCACACTTGTGTTTCCAATGTGTTCTATTAAATTATCTATTTCTTCTAAAGATAAAGTGAAAGCATCTACTTCTCCAGATCCTAGTGCTTCAAGTAAACTTTTTTCTGTAGCTATCTCTCTAGATTTTTCAATAAGGGTATCAATTTGGCTAACTAAATATGATACACCTGCAAAGGCTATCATTCCTTTTTTTCCAAATAATAGTGCCGCAATTAATCCAGATGATTTTACAAAAGTAGGTAATGCATTAAATCCATCTATTGTATCTCCTAATGCATTTGAAATAACTCTTACTGTTGGTGCTACACCTTTAATAAGATCTGATGTTTTTGTAATAGCACCTGCAAAATTTTCTCCAATAGAGGTGGCAATATCTTTTATTTGTTGCTCATTTTGTGATAAAAATTCATTCAGATCACCGAACTCACCTTTTAATTCATCAAAAAAACCCTCTGCTACATCTTTTTGAAAATTAAAGAACTTATCACCTAACATGGATATAGTTCCTTCAAGTGTTGTGGCTAAATCATTAGTTGCACCTGCAAACCTTCCATTACCAGAGAATAATTCTTCAAATCTTTTTACTGTTTCTTCTGCTGTGACTTTTGCACCTGCTTCAAATCCTAGTAATGCTCGTACACCTCTTTCTCTAAAAAGATCTGCCGCACCTATACCACCTGCAAATGCTCTTTGAATTTGTGAAGAAGTCGTTTCAAAATCAAGTCCTGTGACAGCGGCAACATTACCTGTAATCTCTAAAACTCTATTTAGATCCTCTGCGTCTTTAGAAACAACAGCAAGATTTCCAGATGCTCTTGAAATTTCTTCTAATGAAAATGGAACTGTTCCTGCAAATTTTGAAAGATTATCAAAGGCTTTTGCACCTTCTTCTGCTGATCCAAATAAAAACTTAAATCTTATGTTAAGACTTTCTACTTCTTTACCTACATTGACAAAAGATCTAACTACTAATCCTGCACCTAATCCTACAAAAGCAGATCTTAAACTAAATACTGATTTTCTAAGATTGCCTAATCTTGTTTGAACTTGTGATAATGCTTGTTTTGATTTATCTCTAGCAAGGATATCAATATGCAATTTTTGAGTAGCCATTATCTTCTTTTACCTTGCATCTTTGCTTTATTCAATGCTTTTTGTTCTTCTTCATGTTTTAATGTGTAATATGCT